CTGGCTTGATGCCATAGTTATTGGGACGGCCTGCGCCGTCCCACGTCTGGATCCCCCACATCAGAATACTCCCGTCAGATATCCGATTTGCACCCGCAGCACACCGTTAGCATCCCTGACACTGGTGGTTATGTTAGTTTCCTTTTTGGCGCCCAGCCCGTTTGTGCCATAGTTTTCAAATGTGCCATTTTTGTCCCATCGCCAGCCACTCACTCCGGGCACAAAATTATTTGACTGAATGAAGTTCCCTATTTTGGCGTTATCAATGCTGCCGTTTAGAATAAACGCGGATCGTAAAAACACCTGACCATTGAACACAAAGAAAGCGGCTTCATAACTACCCGGATCGCTACCGGAATAAATACCAAACTGGTCAGCAGCAAAAACAGCCGTCGATTTATACCCTCCGCTGCCGTTCGGCTCGAGTGACATTCCAAAGCCGGTGTTATAGAGCTGCTCACCGCGCCGCACGCCAAGATTGAGGGTGTATGAAACCTTTGCGGTACCGTTATCGGTAATAACAGAAGTCAGTTTCTGATTAATGGCCGCTTGCTGGTTTCCTAACTGGGTAGATACCTGTGTCTGATACTGTGCAAACGCCTGTTCCGCAGTGGACTGCGCTTCCTGGATGGTGGTGATACTGCTGTGAACACCCTTAAAATCTGCCGCTACAGAAAGCCGGTATTCCGCAAATGCTTCATCAGCCGTCGCCTGAGCCTTTTTTACCTCCAGAATTTCTGCTGCACTTTCGCCAAACTGCACGGCAACCAGCTCGGAAAATTCAGCGAATGCTTTCTCAGCATCGGCCTGGGTGATTTGCACACGCGATATTTCAGCACGCGCTGATCCAACCTGTTGATACTGGATCTGCGCGCCTTCAAACTGCGCAAGAGTGTTCTGCATCGTCGCCTCCAGGCTGAAATCTATCCCGGCCTGTAAGTTTCTGAATGCCTCTGAATCGCGCACCGCTTCATCGATGAAATCTATCATTCCCGGAATATCTGACGATGCCTTTCCTGATGCCTCAACGAAACCTGAAACACCGAAAGCGTTGCGCGTCCGCACGTACATGTAATACGTGGCATCCGCTTTCAGTCCATGAAGATTCCACTGGCTTGATCGCCCAAGGAACTGCGTCTGGTCTTCAATCAGCGCCGGGTTAAGAACACGATTTTCACCGCTGTACCAGAATTCAAAGGTGGTATCTGAAGTGGCAGTAACACGCATAACCGGGACGATATCTGCTGAGAAAATCCCCGGCGTCCAGATAACTGAGGAAGGGGCCAGTGGCGCCCCGATAATCAGGTTGACCTGGGTTTCGGCACCCTTCATGCCGTTCTCGTTGCGGCCACGCACCCCGAGCATGTAATTCCCGGCATTAAGTCCGTAAAAGTCATAGCGAAACTGGTCGGTTTCATACTGTGCAACAACCGCCCCGCTTTCGTTATAGACATACAGTTCGAACACCAGCTTTTTGGTGGTGGTGGCGGTTTCCCATGTCGCCGTCACCTGCACGGTTTCGCTGTTGGTGTTCAGAATGCGAAGGTTCTCGATATTCGGTACCCGGTAGCCATTCAGGGTGTCGGTGGGCATTTCAAAAACAGCGCCCTCATCCACAATGGCCTGTTTGTTCGGGTCGTGCTGTCCCGCCGTAATGCTGTAAACCGAGTTATTTTCTGTTTCAGAAATACTCAGGATACGGAAAAGACGAACGGACAGTTCACTGACTGAAATAGCAAAAACAGTCCCGTCACGCACCCAGGCGGGAGCGCTGCGCAAAGTAATGACGCGCCCGGATACGCTGACAATGGGGTATTTCACAAACTTTCCATTGCTGCCCATAAGCGACATGTTGTCGCCTGGCGAAACCAGACCGGAGACATCCGCATCAACGGTAATATTTGCGCCTGAGTGCGAGACAATACGCCCACCCAGACGTGTCCCGGTGTAGTCATTATCCATGATTTCCACGACATCACCCGGCGTGAAGTGGATAGCATCGCGCGCCATCTGAAAAGACAGCCTGCTACTCTCACGCTTTGCGGTTTCAAGCAGCCATTTACCGGCGCGCCATGCCTGCCCGCGTGAAGTGCAGCCGAATGCCTCAAGCGTTGTCTCGTTGTAGGTTCCACTGCGTGCGATCATGGCATCGTCGGAAACATATTCCTTCACCTGTTCCCAGCCGTTATCCGGGTCAGTCCAGGACACCACCACCGCATTGTACTTTTCGGCCCGTTTAACCGAGCTGCGGCTAAATTTCCCGTCAACAACATTCGCATTGGTGATAGGTACGATCGCATCCTGAGGTGTATCAAGCATGACGGTGAGGCGCAGGCCATCCCACAGGGCAATGCCCCGGAACATCCCTGCTATTTTATCCAGAATATCGCGCGCGCTGGTCTGCTCGGTGATGTAGGCATTAAGCGTCATACGCGGCTCTTTCCCGCCGTAGCCGTCGTTCACCAGTTGATCGCAGTACTGTGAAAGGATATAAAGCGCACCGTCGTCGACATCAATATAACCCGCGCGTCGGGCCAGGCCAAAGCGCGTGTTTTTCACCAGCTCGCGAAAGAGCCAGGCCGGGTTGTTCGTCCACGCTTTCTTAAATCCCCCCAGCCACAATCCGTTATATGTGCGGGAAACTGGATCGTAGTTATCCGGCACATCGACAATCAGTCCGCGCAGGTGATAGGTACGAGCAGGGGTGTCCCTGTACTGGTCACGATCAATTACAGCACCGGCAATGGCCGAGAACGGGTAGTTCAGGTTGTCGTCAGTTATCTGACTGTAACTGTTCCAGATGGTACCGTTGGACAGCAGGTCGCCGTTGCTGTCCGGTGTGATACGGCGAACTCGGATATCGAAAGGTTTCGTTGTCGGTGCATCGATAACGTGCGCCTCAAGATATTCGCCAGAGATTTTCCCGGTGATAGTGACCACTTTTTGCTGAATGAACGCCCCGCCGGCAACGCGGGTTTCGATCACCATTGTCACAGAGGTTTCCTTCTGGTTCCCTTTCGTATCCTGCTCGACCAGCCCTGTCACGCCGATATTCAGCCTCACGCGGGTGACATCCTGATCGGAGACTGTGCGGACCAGTGGCGTGTTGAAAGCCACCTCTGTATTAACGATGCTGGTCGCCTCAATGGCGGAAAAGCCGTTGATGGGGTTCTGGAATTCCGAACCGGGTCGCCAGGCCACGCTCACGCCGTTCACGCTGACGTTACCGGCAGGATCCGTGATGGGCGTTTTATTCAGCATGAAAGAAGAAAGGTGTGACTGGTCAATCGGTCCGTAAATCGGGCCTTCACTGATGAGATCCAGCACGCGGTAAAACTGTTTTGATTTGAGGTTATCGTCGAGAAGTCTGGGAGTGCTGGCCTTGCCGCCGCCTGAAGACATAATGCCACCTTAACTTATTGATTCTGTCCAGTCCTGGTTATTTGTGGTGTCGATACCTAGGGAGATTACGTTAGAGCCCACCACCATTTCCCCGAGCAGGATCGGCACAGGTCGCCCCTGTCCGGCGCGGTTCTCCGCACTGGTAAAAGAGTTGTTTGTGATGGTGTTGTTTTCCGCCGCCTCGGCTGAGGTTTTGGTTTTCATGTTGCGGGACATGTATACGCTGTAGGCAATGGAGGCGACACTTACCGCCACTGCGATCCACGCGGCTGCGGCTGCGGTAATCGCCCCCTCAACCACAGGCACGAAAAGTACACTGGAACCATCAGGCAGATGCCTGTCCAGGTGCCAGCGCATCGCGTCTGCTGCAACGTCTTCGCCGGCAATCCGGACGCGCACCCGTGACCTGAGGAAGTCTTTTTTGAATTCCGGACACTGGGCCAGCAGTAATCTCAGCCCCTGCGCGGGGGTATCGACGTTTAATGTGACCTGGCGGAAATGTCTGCGGAAATGCCCCGCAAATCTAAAGATGAGCACCGGTGATGCCTCCAGATGGAATGGGTTTGTTTCATGTAAGCCATGCGGAAGGGTTCACGCCTGCTGAGGTGCCCGGCGTGGTCGTGGTGAAGCACCATGTTATCGTCCAGCAGGATCATCGCATGGCACGGGTCGGCTCCCGGGAACGGCTGGCGGATTATCACATCGCCGGGTACGGCCTCGCTGGCGGAAATCTGACGGAAACCGTTGGCCGCCATGTTCTTCAGGTAGAGATTCTCTCCGCGCAGCCACCAGCCTTCTGTCCGGGCAAAATCCGGCAGGTCAATGCCACACAGGT